TGGCGTAAAAATATATTGTATTCAAATATTCTTTTACATTTGTCCGATTAAAACGGATAAAAAATGAAATTAGCAATTATAATTCCAGATCGTAATGATCGGCCATTATTTTTAGAAAATTGTTTGCGGATGATAAAGGCCCAAACATTCCAACCGGATATTATTGAATTGGTAAATGACAAACCATTAACAAATGAATGTGATATTACCTGGCGATACAGAACCGGATATGACCGGTTAAGAAATAAAGGCATTGATGTAATTGCATTGATGGAAAATGATGATTGGTATGCACCAAATTATTTGCAAAAAATGGTTACAGAATGGATTAAAAAGGGTAAGCCGGATTTATTGGGAACGAATTACACCATCTATTACCATATAAAACTATTTGAACATTTAACCATGTGGCACGATACCCGTTCTTCTGCAATGAGTACATTAATAAAACCGGATTTGAATTTTGAATGGTGTGCAGACAATGAACCCTATACTGATTCTTATTTATGGAATACCTTAAAAGGAATTACATTTAATCCAGGCAAAAATATTTGCTTGGGAATAAAACACGGTACTGGAATGTGTGGCGGATTAATGCACACAGAAAGATTGGATAGGTATCAAAGGCGGGGACAATCAGACCATTCAAAAGAATTTCTTAAACAAAATATGGATGCGGAAAGTTTTGAATTTTATGCAAACTACATAAAAAAAACCGGTGAAAATAATTCACCGGCTCTTTAGAAATTAATTGTTAAACTTTTCTGGCACTAACAACTATACGCCATTGAATATATCAAAAGAGATTCAATACTTCGTGGTTTTACATAGTTATTATAAGCAAAATTTTTATCCCAATACCGCAAATAGGGCGTATCCGGTTCATGCTGCTTAATAGGTTCTACAATGTTAGAACACAGGGCCGGTGAAAAATCAACACCCGGCAGATCAACAAAATCATAATTGTAATTTGCTACCACCAGGGTAATAGCAGAACTAAAATTAAAATCTACCGGCGCGTGCTGTACATCCAGTACAGTTTTTCCCTTTTCAATTTTTACCACCTCAGTAGGATAACTGAGGCAGGTAGAACCCAGAAGTAGGCACATACCTATAAGGCCAAAGATTTGTTTTTTCATGTTTTCGATTTAATTAATAATAATTGTAGGACACAAATATAAATAAATATTTTTATATCAGCACACGGAAATGTTAAATTTATTTTCAACAATTTTAATTTTTTTGTCGAAATCTTTAACAAAATAACCTTCTGGATTAGCCATTTCTTCAACAATAAAGTAATCCGCCATTAAATCCATGCGTTCTATATTGGCTTTTGCACTTGAATTATTGACTTTTCGCATGATATTTTCACGTACATAAGAAAAATGATGCATAACTGTAGCCAAACAAATCACATATTTTTCATTAATTCGCCTGGTAGGGTCAACATAAAAAGGGTAATTTCTTTCACCTGCTACCGTATCTGCCTTTAATTCGTGTATAAACGGCACATAATAATTATCTAAACCGTCTAATTGATAGGTTGGTTTGTTAAAATAAGTAATTATTTTACAGACAGAACCAGGTATTTGTGAATCTATATATTGTTTTTTTGCTGCTGCAAAATCTTCATAATATTCATCGCAATCCAAATGAAGGAAATGGGTACAGCCGGAAAATTTTGCCAGGTCTAAACCAATATTTCTTTTTTTCTTTTCATTATATGCACCACCTTTATTTTGTTCGGGAATATATTTAGATAAACCAAAAGCCTTTGTAGGATATTTTGAAACTATTTTTTCTATGGCAGGAAACGGATCAAAGAACCCACCGAAATTAGAAACACGTTGCCAAACTATTATTATTACATCCACATCCTTAGCAATACAATCAATAGAACCTTCCAGAAGTTCTACACCATCCCAAACATTATAAATTGCGGCTAATTTCATTTTGAATAAATATAAATTGCACCACGTTTAGCACCAACAGCCATAGAATTGTATTCTACAATATATCCATCAGGGCCATACATTTTTTCAATACTATTTTTTATCCAGTTCCATTCATAACTAATGTTACCATAAACATCATATCCTAATCCATCGTTACCAGGAACTTTAAAATCGTGTATTTCTAAAACAGGTTTTAATCCTTTTTTGGTAATCAATTCCAGTTCTTCCAATAAAGGATTGTTACCGCCCCAATGACTATCAATATGAAATATGGTATTGTCCCCAATGTAGTTTAAAACCTTTGGCAATTCTTCTACCGTACTACCCAATAAACAATTTACGTTTTCAAATTTGGCGATACGCTGTAAACAAACATTGCGGTAAGCCGGATTTAATTCAATAGCATAAACACGTTCAAAATTTTCACAAAGCCACTTAGTAGTTCCGCCCACAGCCGCGCCCAATTCAACAGCAGCATTTATATTAAACTTTTTTTTCAGTTCAATAAACTTTTCACACATAAAAGTATCCCCGTTAAAGGGTTTATCCTGAAACGGCATAATAACGTGTTCGCCTAGCAATAAATTTGATTCCATTTAATTAAGATTTATAGTTTTATTGTATTTTATTTTTTTTAATTGCTTTGGTTTCTTCAAAAACTTTCCTTCTTCCACTTCATAGTATCCAGAACAAACAAGCATTTCTGTTTTTGTTCCATCAGGATGGGACGCGATTATTGAAAGAATTCTACCGTATTTCATTTTATACCTCTATAAATACTGCATTTGGGTTAATAGCATGATAAATATTTTGTTTTACTTCTATTTCAAATAAATTATCTGCATTTTTTCCCTCAACATAAAGAATTCCTAAAGAATCAAATCCCAAAATATCATTTTTGATTGCAAACATATTTGTGTCTTTATGACTATATATCACAGTATAACCATGTTTTGTAAATAGTTTTAATCCTGCATTAAAACTAAATCCGTATTTATTTGTACCATCCCAAGTATAACCTTCTTCATATTTTAATTTTACAGCAGAATAAGGATTAAGTGTACCATTATATTCTGCACAAATTAAACGCGGACAATAACCACTATTTAATAAACGATCAATTACATCATAATCAAAACTATCTATGTCCACGCTTAGAAAATCAAATTCTTTAGGGCAAACATTTTTCTTTAAAATGTCTGTGATATTAAATGGGGTAACAAATTCTTTTATAATACCCTCACCATGTCCATCCATATCAAATAACAATCCACCCCAACCATTTCCCATAAGGAATTTAGAATTTGATAATCCCTTTCCTGCACCGCCTGCACCAATATCCACTAAGGTTTTGTTTGTTGTTCCGATTTGCTGAAAAATATAATCAATAATTATTTCTTCACCATATTGTGAATATCGGTTTTCCTTTAAATTTAATTTTGACAATTGTTTTATCCACTCCATTTTGACAGTTTTTTAATTAAATAGTTTCAACACCTGGTAACTTATCAAACTTTATGCAAGTCTGTTCATGCTGCTTATCTTCACCGGCAGCAGGAAAAACTAATTTATCATCAGAAATAAAATAGCCGGATGCATTTTTTTCTAAGGTAATTCTTAAATTTTTTTCTTCATCAATTACCGTTCGCATACCATCATTGGCGCGATCATTATATTTTTTTGTAAGATGAATTGTTTTTTTTGTCTTTGTTGAATTAATAAGTTCATTAAATAACTCAACTAATGCTTTTGATTTTTCCATATTTATTTAATTAGGGGTTGAAAAGAAAGTTTGGTATTCCATTTTTTTATTAATTCAAACAATTCGTTTATTCTGTGTGGCCATGTCCAGTTTTCACGGGCGTATTCAGAACCGTTTTTTGCAATGGCTTGTCTTATGTCATCATACTTTAAATAATAATCAATAGCATTTTTCAAATCCGAAAAATTATTATCTTCTTTAAACGCTGCAAACTTTTGTTTTTGTTCTTTGTTTTCAAAATAATGTTCCATTTCTGGAAACTCTTTTGTTAAACAAAATGCACCAGATAACAAAATTCTAAAGAACCGATCAGAAGTATATTTTTTTAAATCATAATGCGAACAATTGATTGCAACTTTACAGGAACGGTAAACTGTGGCTTCTGTTATCTGGTTAAACATTAAATCCCCTGTTGCAAATCCTTTTGGGTATCCGTTACCATAAACAGCAAAACGATCCCCATAAGTTTGCTTTAAAAAAGTACACATTTTTAATCTATAATCGGTAAGATGAAAACCGCAATTATAATTATTACCCATAAAAACAATTTCGGGACTATTCAGTTTTTTAGGCCCGTTGGGTGTATAAATATTGTGGTCTGCTGACACCTGTAAATAATCTGCATTAACCCCTTGCATTTTCATCGCATCCACATCATCCTGGTTAGTAAATAAACTTAAATCTATTTTTCTTCCAAACTCTATATAATGATAGGGCAAAGGCTGTCTTACATCGCCCGTCCATTGACAAAGAAAAGCACCGGTATTTTTTAAATATTGTAATGCAGCCTCACCAATAATGTTTGCGCCCTGCAATTGCATAAAAACTAAATCGGGTTTAAATAGCTTATTTTTTATAAGAGAAACAATTTCAATCTGTAAATCAAATTTTGATTTGTGCCGATGGTGTGCAATTTCCGTATAATGTCCTTTTGCGGCCAACTTTAAAGCATTTCTAAATGCTAAATTAGGTTCATTATCATCAAAAATACCTATAAATAATATGTTCATTCGGTTGGCAACAAGGTTAAATAAGGTGGCGGGACTGTATTTTTATCTGTTCTTTGATGATTCCTTTCATCCCTTTCATGCAAATGTATAATTTTTATAGACAAAGAAGGGCTTTTTATTTCATAACCGGCCTGTTTTATTTCGTATGCAACACGATTATCACACCCCCAAAGACCCATAGTAAATGGTGCATTGATAGGTTTTATTGCACCCCTGAAAATCCACGCATCCTGAGAATCGGAATGATTAAAAAACACATGTTGACCATGCTTTAAATCATATCTGCATAAAGCATAACATTCATTTTCATTAATTCTGTGAAGCTGATAAGTAGTAGGAAAAAATATATCTGAATTGCAGAAACAATTAATGTCATTGGGGTAATCTTTAGTCATTGCAAATAATTCCGAAAACGTGGGTCGGCCTTCAATAACAATTACATTGTCGAATATTTTTTGATTGATTTTAGGCAGGTATCAATTTCGTGTTGCCTTTTATCATCCCTATACCAGTTGAAAAACAGGTTTATTTTTGTCTTTTCCATTTAAAAATTAATTGAATATTGTTTTTTCTTTTCGTTCCTTCTTCTGGCCTTTTCTTTGCTGTCATACCTTAAATGGTGTAATTGGCACATCGCTTTTAATCTATCCAATTTTACTTCATGGTTTGTTTCATCATGATCCAAATGTGCAATGGTTAAAATTACTTTAAGTATTTTTTGTCCATCCGGCGTAACCTGACTTTCTCTGTAATACCATTCATGTACTTCTATTGGCTGTTCATTGTTATCACGATATATAAAAGAATAATTTTTTACACCACAAACTTCACAGCAATCATTGGCGCGTTTAAAACAGCCGGTACAATTTCGGTTTTCCAGTTGGGTGGATATTTTGAATAATCGCAGGGCATTGTTAATTAAATTTCAATATATATGATTGTGCAATCTGTGCAAGGCTAAATTGAAAAAGATGTTTAGGTGTAAAATATCCACAAATAGGGTCATCCCAACCGCGCGAAAAAATGAAATGGGTTCCTTCATAATTGTGTACATAGGGTTGATTTTCCTGTATTGCTTCAAAAACGTTTTTATATATTATCATATTCATTTTAATTTAAAAACCAGGGCAACCATCGTTTCAATAGTTTACCCTGGTATTACTTGCCAAACCTTGCAAGTCAAACAAGATTGTTATTTTATTGCAAAAAATTCATTATACTTTTCTTCGTTTTCAAACTCCCATCCTGAATAATATTCGGTCATGTTATACGTTTTTCCATAAGAACAAAACCATCCGTATTTTCCATTCATTTCACGATTAGTTTCATAAAAATAAAGCGACTTCCATGTTTGTGTGCGTTCAACTCTTTTGGCATTTTTTTGTAAGAATTCTAATTTTCTGGCCTCTATGTTTTTTTTAATATCGGCTTCATTTTTGGCGGCAACTTTTGAAATATTTAGTTTATCCAAATAAGCATCCCAATTTTTAGCAAGATCACAAATTTCAGCAGAATTTAAGAAATAAGTTTTTTTCATGCCGCCGCCATAAGATTTTGGCAACTTACCGGCATGATGCCATTCCATATTAGGAACAGCATATTCTAAAATCTCTTTAACTATATCAATTTCTAATCCCGTGGCTTTTTTAAATAGCTGCGTAGCTTGTCCAAGGGTTAATTTCCCTTCGTCATATTTAGCATCTTCATGGCGGCGGCTTGCGAATTTTGCACCATCTAAACCACCACCTATTGAGTAGTTATCATCGTTATGCTGAATGCCGCAATATTTATCGGAAATGTTTTGTAATTTGTTTTGATTTTTCATTTTTGCAAGGTTTTTATTGTTTGTCATTATTGACAGGACAAATATATGTAGGTTTAAGGTTATAAACCAAATATATTTTTACAAAAATATGCAACTGATTGATAATCAAATAAAAAATTTATGTGGGCCCGAATTTTTAAAACTACAAATTACCTAAAACTATGTTGCAATAATCCCGCCAGGTAAAGGATTTTATTTTATGTTCCTGGCAAACAGCAGCAGCCAGAATTTCTTTTACTGCAATATTATAAACCCGTACATCCCAAAAGTGATTTTGCAATGTTGCAGCAGTTGTTTTTTTCTTCCAGATAAAATTATTGTCCTTATCTATTATCCGCGTTTCGGCTTCGTAATGGGAAAAGTAATTTGTATATAAATATTTTCCATCATCACCAGGCAAAGGAAAATTCATAAAGCCGGAAGGCTGTTGATCATCATTGCCGCTATCCCATTTAAGACGAATAAGCGCGGCCAGATCATCTTTTATTTGTCCAACCCGTAACATATATAAATTGCTTTTAGATATAGCCTTTTTGAAATTAGGAACTTCCACACCATACTGAACTAACTTATGTTCCTTGTCCCCTTTCAATCCTATTATACCATCATATTTATCAATAAAAGTAAATGCAAACAATTCCTGCCAACCAGTATCTATGCCAGTAATAAAAACTCTCATTTGTCTGCCGGTATCTGTCAGATAAATAGCATCTATTATTTCTTTAAACACCGGCCAAATACTATTAGATTTATTGTGATGGTAAGTCCATTTCTCCCTTACAACTTTATTCTTTTTTCCGCTTTCATTTGGAATGAATGTACCTACGCTTCCGTGTGTAATACTATAACTTGAACCACTTTCTGACCATGCAACAGTTTCATAATCCAAACGCCCATCTTCTTCTTTACCATTCAAATCACAGGCACAGGTAAGCATTACAATTTTTCCATTACCATCATCTTCCGACATTTTTTCGGGGATAATATTAACGGAATAATTTCTAATATTTTTTTGCAGTTCATTTGCCTTTACACTTTCGCCGGTTGGTTCAAAAGGAAGGCCCAAACATAAATTGATAAAAGTTTTTTGTAAATGTTCCTTCTGTTCCTGTCCTGGTGGGTTCGCTTCTAAATATTGTCTTACATAATGTTCCCAATCGTACATGCCTGGGGGTGCATATAGGCTACTAAGATGATAAGAATAATAACCTTTCTCTGATGGTTCTGCCGTTGGCTTCCATTCGCCTGCTAAATTCAGTTCAACTTTTTTACTATCATCAAAAAATTTACCACATTTTTGGCAGATATATCCAACACTTTCAGATATTAATTTACTATTGCTATCCAGTTTCCAGGTGATACCCCCCGTTTCCTTTTCATTTCCTTCAATGGGAATACTCCATTCCAAAACAATTTGTTCCCCACAGCAGGGACATGGTATAAAATATTTTCTTTGATCCCCTAAAAGATATACAGGTTCAATATTACTTGTTTGTTTTAATTCTGGTGTTGAACTATAACATAATTTCATTTTATCATAATAAGCAGTAAAACGCTGTTCAATCATTTTACGTGTTGATCCAGATTCTTTTGAACTTTGTTTGGCAGCATCAAAATCATCAACAAACCCATATTGCACGTGAACCTGCCTTAACAACTTATGATTACTGGCACTTCCTGCTGAATAGTTTCCACCGGCAAATTCTTTTGTCGTATTAGTATCACCGGTTTTCATGTTCCTGGCCCGTTGTACAGTAGGTCTTATTAGATGCCTAATACCACAACTATCAATCATTAAATCAATTCTCTGTACTGCTTTTTCAGAAAGATTGGCATGGCCCGTTAAATGTAATATACCGGATGGACTTTCTGCAATAATCCAACCAATACCAGGTTCAATTACACCGGCTGTTAAACCAATTCCACTACCCTTCATTACAGCAATAATACGTGCAGGATGATCAGGGGAAAGGCAATCAACAATTTCACGGGTATAGGGTGTCCATTGATAACTAAATTTACCTTGTCGTGTAGATTCAACTAATGTCATGCTTCGATTCTTTTCCGCCCAATCGGAAGGTTTTATATTTGATAGTTTTATTCTGGCACTATCAATAAGATCGGCAATGTGTTTTTCGTAATCCATTATGTAAATAAATTCTGTTGTATTGTATAGTTGGTAATTAGAATTTCAATTCTTTTATTTTTTAAATTATTTCTTTCTCCAATAAAAACAATGTTAAGATTTCTTTTTTCGGCCTGGCTCAAAACAAATTCATTATTAAATTCTGACATGGCCCATTTACATTTTTTTTCTTCCAGGCAGTTAAATAAATCTTCACTATCTTTTTCCGAAAACGAATTACTATAATTGTTTCCAGTATATAAATAGGGCGGATCGCAATAAATAAAAGTTTCATTGTTATTTATTTCCCTCAACACAGAAAAGAATTTGCGAAAATCTGAATTATAGAACTGGACATTATCAATTGCTTCAAACGATTTATTTAAATTATTCAAAATAAATTGTCTACAATTGTGCATACCTAATCTTATTGAATCCCCACCACCCATAAAAGTGTAATTGGAAAAGAAAATAAAGCGTAATGCCTTTCTGATAGGATCGGTTTCTTTATTTTTTTTCCAGTATTGCAATATGTCTGAATGAATAGGTGTAATTCTTATTGCTTCTTCCAATTCTTCTTTTCGGGTGCTAACCATTAACCAAAAATTAAATACTTCTGAATCTAAATCATTCATTATATTAAATTTTGCTTTTGGCTTATGGAAGAACATACCACCTGCACCAAAAAAAGGTTCTGCATAAAGTTTATGTTCGGGAAAATGTTTTTGTATTTCCAAAGCCAGTTTACTTTTACTTTCCATTCGTCTTAAAATCATTTTATCTAATCTGGAAATTCATTTAATCCGGCCTTTTCCATAGCACGGTAAAGTTCCGCTACTGCAATTTTAACATCCGTTGGCGCATTTCCGCCACTTGTGGAAACTCTTACACATGAAAGTTTTTTAACACCTTCTACTTCTTCAATTATTTCAATATAATAATCACCATTACCACCCATAAAGGTTCTTAAATAAGCGGTTCTTATATCACAATCATCTGTTAATATTGCCATATCTATTTTTAATTTCTTTCTCCTACTCCCTTTAGAATACTATATTCCTGGATAATATTTTTAATTGATTTTTTGCTTTCGTTAATTGCATCATCCTGTGCTTCATTCAAAGAAATAATTAATAGCCCTCTCATTTCTGCAACATCTTCCGGTGGAAGTTTAACCCGTTTAGTTATTTCCAATAAATGATTTTCGATTACGTTTTTAAATGCTGTTGTATAGTTTGTAAAAACATTTTTAA